TCTTTCTTCTTCTTGTTTTTACCTTCTTTTTTATCTTGACTTTTCCTGTTATTTTCCATTTTAACCATCTATAAAGTGAACCTATTGAATAAATTGCTAATAAAAACACCACAAAAAGCCGTAAAAGACCCATAAAAACCAACGGAAATGTGACAATTGACCATCCAAATGATTCACTGAAGAAGTGTTTTATTAGGAACAGAAGAATAAATGCAATGACACAACAGATTTCTATTGCAAAAATAATTTTATTTCTCATGATGTAAATTTTAAGGTTTGCGGTTCAGATAAATTCATTCTTTTTTTAGGGTTGAAACCATTTGCAACCAACTTCCATTTGTGTTCGCTTCTTAACCTTTTCAACCTCTTCCTTTCAACAGGTAGTTTAATGAAGATTCTTTGGTTTCTTCTTAACCTTGGTTGTATTATACCAAGTTCATTCAATTGGTGTTCGTTTAATACCTTGATTTGTTCTTTCTTTTTCTCTTTTTTTGACATTTGTATATTGTTTAGTTTTAAATTAAAAATCCTTTTTCCCTTGATTCTTTAGGGTGTTCGTGTATGTATGTATGACAACCCCTGCAAACTGAAAGAAAGTGTTTAATATCATTTAATCTTTCACCATTTCTTCCATTCTTGTGATGAATTTCTGTTGCTTGTTCACCACAAACTGCACAATTTGGATTGCTGTCAAGATGAACTTTTCTTACAACCTTGTAAATCTTTTCTTGTTCCTTTCTTTTTTCAGAAACTTGATTCAGGCTTGTCTGCTCAAATTGGTCTTCATATTCTGTTTGACAATCTTTTGAACAGGTCTTCTGATTGAATTGTTTTGCAATAAACTTTCTTTTGCAGTTTTCGTTTTTACATCGTGGCATACTTCTTTTTTTTAGTACCAATAGAAGGATTCGAACCTTCGAACTTCTTGGATTGTTAGCCAAGTTTGTGTGTGCCTCTCACCTTATTGGTTTTGGTTTTTAGGCTGCTTCAGGTTTCTTTTCCTGCTTCTTGCTTGGTTTCTTTTCAATCACTTCACCTTTTTCATCAATCTTTGAAATTTTACCATCAATGAAGTCTTGATTCAATTTCTTGTTTTCACCAAATAATTCAAGTTGTGCTTTCTTTCCGTCAAATAAATACAATGACACTTCTTCTGAAAGGTCATTGATTATGTCCTGAACATCTGCTTCAAATTTGAATTGATTTGTGTTTAACTTAATTCTTGGACTGTTTAATGCAGTCTTTGAATTGTTTTCCATCAAGTGTGTTCCTGATATAACAACAGAACGCTTGTCTTTGTCATTTTCAACAACACCATTAATTGAAACAGAAGTGATTGCAATTTTCTTCATCTGTTCTTTGTGAACATTTTCAATGGTTTCTAAAACCTTTTTGAATGCATCCATCTGTCCTTTCTGCAGACCTTTAGACTTTGCAACCTTAATCACATCATCAAAGCCATAACACTTTGTTAAATATTCTTTAAGTTCACCAATCTTGTCAACCAAATCAGGGTGTGGATTTACCGTGTTTTTGATGTTGATGTCAATTGTGTCTGTGATGCCTTTGTCAGTTTTTGTTTCACGGTAGGTCACATCTAAACCACCGTTCTTGATAATTTTCACTTTCGTCAAAGCGAAGTTGTTTGGTCTTTTCATTTTATAAAATTTAATTAATTACTATTTTGGTTCGTCAATTTTAGTTTCAAGTTGTTCTGATGCAAATATTATAATTTCATCAATCAATCTTTTAAGTTCGAAATAATTTAATTCTTCAAGTTCACGTGAAACAGGTAAAAGGTTTCCATCAATTATTTGGTAATGATGAAGAACAGGACAATACTTTTTTAATTCCTGAACAACACTAATTGTGTTGTGATTTTCACCAAGTGTTCTGAATCCTGAAACTACTTTTGGAAGAACTTCTGCATTCAAATATGCAATCATTTTGTTCTTTGGCTTACTGCTTACAGCCTCAATTTTAAAAACAAAATCTTTTGATGGGTTTTGTCCAAAGAAGTCATTAAACAGATTTCTGTTATAAATGAAAAGTTGTCCTTTGCTGTCCGTTTTGCAATAACCTTCGTAGGTTAACACGGTTTTATATGTAGGTTTTTGATTGCCATTTCTCTAATGTTCGGTAAATGTATAAAACTTAAATCAAAATAACAAATTTTCAGGATTATCTTCTTCTTGTCCAAATCCTTCAATGAAATTTCCTTCCTGCAGAAATTCTTTCAGTGTTTTAATATTGTCATATTTGATTGACCTGTTTGCACCTGATTTGTCTGTGAAGAAATACTTCATTGGTGTGAATGTTTTGTTGAAATGCTTTGATGGAATTACAATGTTCACATAAGTCCTGAACTTTTCCCAAACCCACTTTTGATTGATTTTTGCAAGACGTGTCATGTTGTTTTGGTCAAATGATGGTTTCACTTCAATGAAGGAATAAATCACACCATCTTTTTCTTGTGAAATAATGTATTTCATTGACCTTTTATGCACCTTTTGAACAGGTGAATCAATCAGTGTTGTGAATTTATTCAATGCATTCTTGTTCCAAATAACAAAAACATCTGTTGTGTAAATGTGTCCTTTCATAACTTCTTCATTAACCATCTTGGTCTTGGTCTTCATTTGCTTTTCATATTCACACCATATCTGTTCAGACAATGGAAAAGGACTTGGTTGTGTTTCTATTGTTTCAATGAATCCTGCTTCTTTTAATTCTGTTAGCCACCAAAAAAGGTGCATTTCTTCTGCACTGTCAAATTGTTCTTTATTTTTTCCTGTTATCATATCTATCTATTATTAATTGTTTTCTATTGTGTTAATTAACAAGCATACCAAACCCACCACAAGTAGGACATCCACCGCCTTGACAATTATTGCAATTAACTGCATTTTTTACATTATCCTTATTTAATAAGTCAATATGTTTTGTCGGTGGCTCATCATAAACTCCTATAAAGTTTTTCATTGGTAATTCATCAAATACTTTTGCTATCTCATAAAATGCTCCTGCAAAAAATACATAATTTCCTTCTTTAAATTTCTCTTTATTATCTACCATAATCTTATTAATGTTTTATTAGTTATTATCTTTATTAGTTTTTATTTTATTATTAATGGGTGTTCCCCACATTTATTACATTTTAAAAACCCGTCTGAAGCCCTCACAACATCATCTATTTTATGCCTACATTTCAACCTCTCATTCTCTGCTTTTAGTTCTTTAACCTTAATTAAAACCTCTTTTATTCTCTCTTTTATCTTGGTGTTTTCTTGTTCAAAATCTCTTAAATGGTTAACATAGGCTATTTGCTCCCAATACATTGATTTAAAAGTTTTCAACCTCTCGTTCTCTGTTTTTAGTTCTTTGTTTTCTTCTTCTAAATATGATTTTCTATTCAAATCCTTTTCAACATCCTCCAAAAACATTGTATGCCCGTCTTTTTCAATAACATTGTTATGCTTATTGAATTTATATTTTGCTTTTTTTATTCCCTCTATATCCATAATATATTTTTTTATTAAAACAGTGATGCTAACAATGTATAAGCCCAATAAATTACTAATACTATTCCTCCGTAAATAAATATTACCCCACTAATCATTGACACAAGGATTCCATCCCCCATATCACCGCCTTTATACCATTGAGCGAATACAAGCCATTCAATACCTTCTTTTATTTTTCCAATTATTTTCTTCATAACAAGAGGCGTTAATTTAATTTAATGTGTTGTTTTAACCATTCTGTTCTGTCGGTGCTTTCTATTCTGATTGACCAGATATACCCCTCAATATCACCTTCTGTGTTTTCATCCAAATACCTTTTAAACTTTATACGTTCTTTATATGTTAAGTAGTTCTCTGCTAATGCACACAAACCACATTGAACGGTATAACCCATTTTAATACTGTTGTCTATATCTTCTAAATGATACTTTAATAATTTCTCTAATATTCGTTTCATAATCTATTTATTTAATAAATCTAGTTTTCTGAGTAGAATTTAAACCGTTAAACGACTCTAACACATATCCTCTACGACCCTTTTTAAAATTAGTCTGTACCCATTGAGAGGACGGGCTAAGAGCGGGATAGTTATAATAGTAAAAATCGTCAGACGTACACATATCGAATAAAGCTTGATGAGAGTCTCCTTTTTTGAAAATAACTAAATCAGACTTTTTATATATGTCATTTTGTTTGCAGTATTGGTCTATTTTCTCAATCTGCTTAGGGTCTAACTTTGGTTTAAATCCAAATTTTAAAGAGCTATCGTCTTTACCGTGTGTAATTAAAAAAGCTATATTCTCTACGAAATAATGGCTAATAAATTTTCTATGATTATCTACAGTTACTTTATCCTTATACTTTAACTCGGCTATCTCCTTAAATGCTTTATTTAAAAAATAACCAAAGCTCCCTGCGTGGTTATCGTTACAAATATTATTAAAATAAATCCTATCGTAATAAGGTGTTAGCCCGTCTAGTATTATCATTTTAAACTCTAAAGCACAATCAAAAGCCTCCTCGTTTGTCATATTTTGTGGGAGTGCGTGTCCTCCTCTAGTAGTTTGAGCGTTATAACCGTCTAATAAGTCTCCTAACTCATCTACTATTAATATGCTAGACGATTGATTTATAACAGCGTCAGCCGTCATAATGTTAGCAGCCTCTAAAATTGTTTCTCTATTCCATTCTACAGCGTACATAGAATTATTTTTAGAGTTAGTTTCCATACCTATATGTACGTCTGAGTAGGTTAAGCTATCAAAGTCGCTATAATTTTGCTCAATAACATTTACATTAAACTCAGCTAACTTATAATTTACGGGCTTAATATGTTTTTTAACTATACTTTCTATATCAAAAGTAGCTACCTCCTCGCTTTTATTCTCTTTAAAAACTATATTATAATAAGGCGTCCCTGTATGAGATACGAGTTTGTAGCTAGTTATATCTTTTCTAGGTAGAGAGTAATGTTTACAATACTCGTCTATATCCATCATTTCTCCTCTGTCTTTATTCCACGCTGATAAAACAAATTTCTCCTTTTGTTTGTAATCTGTAGTCTCGGAAATAATCTCAGATTTAACCTCTACTCTATTTTTTCTAAACTCTATAATTTTATCCCATTGATTTTGAGTTAAGCTATATCTAGCCTTTCTCCTGTTTTTAGGTATTACGTTTAAAGATAAGTCTAAAAATTTAGCTTCTTTATCTGTTAACCATTTAATTTTTTTGCTCATAATTTATTTAGTTAATTTAACTATTTGTTCGTTTAACCATTTTATTCTGTCATCTTCACCGCTAAAAACATCACCTTTACACCTTTTAAAATGTTCTAAATCGTAATCTCCTTCAGGAAAGTTATCCTCTAAATAAGGTTCAAAAACCTCCTCTCTAAATCCCCAACCGAATAAATCTGAGGATATACAACATAAGAAAGGCGTAACCCCTAACTTTATCTCCTTATTAACTTGATTTAATATAGCTTCTAAATGATGTTTTTCTACTTTCATAATATTAATAGTTTTAATTCTCAGCAAACATAAGAATAAAAACCAATACAAACCAAACAAATATTAAAAATAAATGCTAAGTAACTGATAATCAATAAGAATAATTTTAGAATATACGTTTTTTATAGCCGACTTTTATTAGTTTATAGTCGTTTTTTAGGTCGTAACCTAACGAAAAATTAAAGAGATGCCCTCTTTTATGTTCAAAATCTAATCCTAAGTATAGATTCTCCATCATAGGATTAACTACAATTTCTCCGCCAAAATATAATTTATTTTTTTCTATAAAATTAGTAGTATTTACGGAGTCTTTTATAAGCGTAGTAGTCTCTTTATTAAATGATTTTAACCTGTAATTAAATTCTATTTTAGGCTCTGTTAAACTATGAGCGATTATAAGCCCGTCTAAGAGACTATCTTTTATCGGATAATGAAACTGAAAGGACTTACTACCATAGTCCGTTAAATAGACTGTATCAACCTTAGAGGGTATTAATTTAGTATGAGTAATTACTATAGTGTCTATTTTAGTTTCTATTTTTGTAATAGTGTCTACTGTTCTTGTAACAATTTGCTCAGGAGTATTTTTTACAGTGCTACAGCTTTTTCCAAAAAGTAATATAACCACTATAACAGAAATTAAACCTAATATTAAATAATCTTTAATTTTCATCTTTTTATATATTTTTGTTTTAGGTTATATGTTATAGGTTTATTAAATATTCCCACTAGAGTAGTAGGTAGAGGTGTAGGTAGAGGTGTAGGTAGAGGTGTAGGTAGAGTGGTAAGTAGAGGTTCATTTATGCACCTCTACTATTTACTTATACTTTTTACCTCTGAGATAGCGTCCTTACTACGTTTTAGTAATTTTTTAAACTCTTTAAATGCGTCTACTCCCGTTACCTCTTCATAATTCTCGTTAATACTTTTTACCTCTATGAATAATAACGTAGTAGTAACTACCTTAGTAAGTATTAAATTAATGTCTGTTAATAGTCCTATAATGTCCTGTAGTATATATGTCTCTATGCAAAAGAATAATATAACGGCAGCGTTATACATAACCATTTTAGAAACTATACTCCTATATCCTTTAGACGTTATAGGTATATCTTTTTTTTTAGATTTATAAACACCTGTTAAGGTATCTAAGACTATAGCTCCTCCAACTATTAATATTAAAGGAATAATAGGAGTTAAAAAACTAAGAATAATACCACCTATAGCAGCGGACGACCCTTTAATATTTTCTAATAATTTAAAAAGTGTCTCTCTCATTTCTTTTTCTTTTTAACCTGCTTAGGTTTGTTTTTAGTATCTTTTAATAATACCTTAATCTTATTTAAGTTTTTGCTTCTAGCCATCTTATCTATAGTGAATATTACCATCGTTATTCTCTCCGTAACAGTCATTATCGTTACTAGATAAAAACAAACCGTTAAAATAATTAGAACTATTAGGGCGTATTACATCGCATCCCGACCCTGCATTATTATATAAAGGAAATAAAGTAGGGTTAGCTTTTAAGTAGTTAGTAACTCTTTGAGATAAATACTCCGCTGCATTTCTTACAGAACCTCTAAGGTATTGTAATTCGCCTAACTCTACAGCCTCTGAGTTATCTGAGCTTTTTGTAGATACCGCTTTATTAGTTAGCTTATAATTAATAAAAGGTAGAGCCTCATATAAACTCCATTGTAATAAACAAGGCTGTATATATTCATCTAATAAAGTCTTATTATCTCCCGCAATACTAGACCCTTTTATATTAGTTATTATATCGTTAAATAATCCTGTTCCCAATATAGATTCTATCCTCATATTTTGGGCTAAGATTATAAAAGGCTTTAATATTTCTGAGTCAGTATTTTTATTTATAGTAGTATTATCTCTTAGATAATCTACGCTAATCATATAAGTATCGTTATTCATTATATAGTATTTTTATCGTCTGTTATTGTGCTATCAGTTACCGTACCCCCTACCTGCTCCTCTACTCCTGATAACATTCTATTAGCCTCTTCTGTACTCAATCCAAATATAATCTCCAATATTGCTATACCTGCGTCTCTTCCTACAGTTCCCTCAGTAACTTTAGTAGCTACGTCTAAGATAGATGTAACACCACCTACAGACCCCCTTAGTTTTGCTTTTGCTTCCGCTTCAACATCGTTAGGCTGCTCTACTCCCGACTCATCTACTGACTCCTCTATAATATCAAAAGAAGATATACCCTCTAACTCTAAAGGAATTGTAACCCCGTTAATCTTAGCTAATTTATTATAAGCTCTCTCTATTAATTCCTGTTTAGCGTCTATCACATTCTTTTGAAATACCGCCTCAGCTTCTATAATCTCGTCAGAGCTTCCTAATTTTCCTGAGACAGCTACTCCCGCTACCACGTTACTAGCTCCATGTCCTACTACGATATTTTGCGAGATTTGCTCCTCTAATTGTAAAAATCTCTCGTCAGATGTATTGAGATTTACAGGTATAAACTCAGGAGCTGTGTCCCCACTCTCTGAGTAAGTTGTAAAAATTCTACTAGCATTGTCAGACCCTGCGTATTCTTTTTGAATTTTCTTATTAAGTTTTTTCATTTCCTCGTCTGACGGAATACCCCCCTTAAAAGAGATAATCATAGACGGAGTAAAGCCGTTTTGAACGCTAGATAAATGGAAATTAGCTATTTCTTTATCTAGTTCAATCCAATCTACAGATGATATATAATCAGGATAAGTATAAAACTCAGCTCCCGCTCTATATTCTAAAACATAATATAGTTGTGTAGACTCGTCTTTATATTTCTCACTAAATCCCTGCATTAATACAGGTTCTTCTTTTTTATTAGACCAATCTTTAGAGATGTAAAAATATTCTAATCCGTCTGCCTGTCTCTTAGCCATTTCTGACTCATCGTCTAAAACTTTAGCTCTACGAACCTTTTTAAAATCTATAAAGCTATGTCTCGCTATAGTCTTTTTATCCTTACTCCAAGTTACAGCGATGGCAAAACCACCGTATAGCATTAAGTCGTAACCATTTTTAAAAACTATATCGTTTAAATCCTCTTTACCATGTAGATTTTTTATATATTCAGATACATCAGGACTATCCTTAAAGCCATCTCCTACAGTCATATTAACTTTTTTCTTAATAAGACTATTGTGTTTACTAGATGTATTCATTAAATCTACTAAAAACTCTCCGTATAAGTTATCATCCCCGTAAGGTATATACTCTTTTTTACTCTCTGAAAATACAGGAGTATTTCTATTAGTTCCCGCTGCAAACGTGAAAAAATTAAAAGGTTTTTTATTTTCTTCTGCCATATTTTTAACCGTTATAAACTGTTTCCGTATCTGACTGACCCGAATACTCCGACTTAACAGGTAATTCTACGTCATTAAAATATACTTTACCTTTCTCTACTAGAGAGGTAGTGTTTTCTATCAGTAAATTATTTGAACTTAATTGCTCATAAATATTATATTTATAAAACCCCTTAGTATCTAACTTTATAACTCCCGTTAACAAGTCCTCTACTCCCTCTGTAGTCTCTATTACAAACTCATTATATCTACTTTTGTTAGTACTTATATCGGTAGCTGTAAAAAGTTTAGATACATTACTCTCATCGTTTATAAATTCAAATAAATAATAAACAGGAGTAGCTGTTATAGTAGATTTCTCCGTTAAAGTTAACGCTACAGTATTTAAAGACTCAGGCTCTAGGTTTATCATTACTTAGATTTATTACAAGTACAAGCCTTATCCTTACATTTTTTACAAACGTAAGTAAATATAAAGTCGAAACCTCTATTAAAATAAAATTCTATATTATTATCAGTAATAGTATTAGTATTAAACTTAGGTACTATACCGTTAGACATTTCTTTATTTTTATATTTGGATTTTAATTTTAATATTCCTTTTATCATAATAAGCGATTTAAAATTATAAGTATTTGATAAGCTACTGTTTTAAAATTGACAGTAAAAAACCCCCTACATATTTGTAGAGGGTTTTTAATTAATCAAAATAATAAAAAGTAATTCTTTTTAAGCTGATATAGTTAAAGTTCCGAAAGCCGTAGACGACATTTCGTGAGCTAATTTAGGTTCTGTACCTACGATAGTTAAAGTATATCCGTTTAAGTCTCCGTAACCTTTACCCGCTGCCGATTGACTAGCGTTTAAGTTAGCTCCGTTTTTAAGACCCATTAACCAATACTCCCCATTTTGAGTTTCAACTATAACGTGCAAATCAGCTCCCGCTAATAATAACACTTGGTTTCTTTTGTCTGCATCCATCTTATGAAAAATCATAGTTAGAGTTTGAGTCCAAAAGTTAGTACCGTTTTCTGTTGAGTGAGTACCGTCCTCTACAAAACTAGCTGTTTGAGGTCTAAACTTGAAAGTGTAAAAAGTCTCCGAGGTTGTTACTGTATCTATAACATCGTCAGCGTCATAGGTAAAAGATGTAGCAGACTCGTTATAAGCTGCTATATATACATTTTTAACACCCGCTACAGAGTCTACACACTCTAAAGGAATACCCGCTGTTAATACGCAATTTGGCATAATTTATTTATTTTATTTTATTAGTATTAAAAAAAAGCCGCTACATATTGCAGCAGCTTTTTAAATTATTCTATTGTAACTCTAATTAGTTAGAAACGATTCTCTCAGGGAAAGCTACGTTAAACCCGATTTTTAATTTTTGGATTACTCTAACCTCATCGTTATCCTCAGAGTAAAAGATTTTAAACTGCTCTGCATCATTTAACAAATCAGTACCTGCAAATAAGTTACTAGCCTCAGCTAAGAACATTCTAGCCTGACCGTTTAATCCGCCAACTCCAACTACTTCAACGTTAGTTCCTGCGTGAAATTGTCTAAAGTTACCTCCCTGATTCTCAGCTCCTGTATAGTGGAATAAGTTAGCGTCTCTCATAGCAGCCGCATAAATTCTATACTCTGAGTAACCCATAAATAACTTAAGGTCTTCAGATGCTATAACGTCTGCAGGAATAGCAGCAACCATTTCATCAACAGCAGCAACTATATTAGCCGCATCCATAGCTAAAGCTGTTCCCGTTACTACAGACCCCTCAGCGTCAATAATTTTAATTAACCCGTCAGTAAATACTAAATTCCCTGCTCCTAATGTGTCTCCTTGCCAAGTTAAATTTTCTAACATTTTAGCAGTCTGACCCGATAAATCCTCTGAGTACACTTGCTCAAAAGGCATTCCCTCATTATAAGAACCTGCTTTCATTTTAGTTTGAATGTAATAATCCTCTAAAGTGTTTAAGCAAATAGCCTCATTTTTCTTAATGTCTGCTACTGATAAAGTTCTTTGCGTTAAAGCTGTAGTACCCGCAGCACTCCAACCACAAGCACCCGCAGCCCAAAGAGGAGTACTCGATAAAATGTTAATCGCAGCACTAGATTTAATATTAGGCTGTACTGAAATCATAGACAAAGTGTCAGCACCAAAAACAGATGCTCTAATTAAGTCTAACTTATTCTCTTCTGTGTAGGCTGATAAGCCTGTTACGTCTAAACTCATAATTTATTGTTTAAATATTTAAAATTTTACTTATTTAATCTTTTTCTAAAAGCTGCAATATCATCTAATACGTCTGCTTTCTTTTGCTTAATTAATTCTACTTTTGAAAAGTTTACCTCCTCATCATTCGGAGTAGCTGAGAATTTATTAACCTCTTCTACTACTGAATTAAATTTAGATATAATTTCGTCTAACTTAGATTCTAACCCCTCAACTCTAGCCTCTAAAGGATTAACTTCTTCTACTACTTCTTCTGTAGATGCTTCTAACTCTTCTGTAGATGCTTCTACTTCTTCTGTAGTTTCTTCTTCTACTACTTCTTCCACAGATACTACAGCTCCGTCTTCTCCAACTTTTACTATAGTTCCGTCTTCTAATTCGTAATCAGCCGCACCTGATACAGCCTCTCCCTCTTCTGAGATTACCATAACGATAGCACCCTCTACGAAACTATCTCCCTCTACTTTTATTTCTAAGCCGTCTTTAGTTTTTGCGTTTAGAAAGTTTTGCTCCTCAGTAGGCTCTACTACCTCAGCTACCTCCTCAGTCTCAAACTCTAAAAGGCTTTTAACTTTTTCTATTACTGTTTTCTTTTCCATAAGATTTCCATAAGATTTATATATATTAATATTAATTTGCTCTTACTAAATTTATAAGTTATCTGTTATTCTATGTTCAACTTCTCTCTAAGTTTTTGCTCTACTAATACGGGGTTCTCTCCTGAGTTTGCTATCTCTTTAAGCTCGTTAAATAATTTTTCGCCCTTATCTAAATGGCTACTTAATTTAGTTTCTACCATATCAAAAGAACCCTCCAAACTAACTCCCGTAAACGAGTCAGACAAAATAACATCGTTCCAATAATCCTCATCCTGTACGTGAAAGGATGCAACCCAACTACCATTCGGCAAATCAGGATAAACTTCAGATTTAACTCTATCCCCAACTATAAAAGACTCAATCATAATAACATTATCTACTATACTTTTACTCTCGTGGTTCTCGTTAATCCTGTTAATCTTATTATCGTTAAAATATTTTTTCATCATTTTAAAGATAGTCTCCTCTGAGAACTTAACGAAATAATCTCCCATCGTTGGGTGGGTTCTAAATATCTCTGTCTCTGCTAACATTACAGGAGCTGTTATAACTCTCTTATCCTCGTCCTTTTTAAATTTCTGTATAGACTCTTTATTAAAGGTGTACCATTCTACTTCTGTAGCAGGGTCTTCTACAAATGATATAGTATCTACTCCTGACTCTTCTTTATCTTCGTCTACCTCTAAATAAAATCTAGGTAAGTTTTCATTATATTCGCTCATAATGTTTTATTTAATTTTATAAGTTTTTAAATCTTTATCGTACAATTATCCTATCTCAGACCTTTGTTTTAAATTGCTTAGGTTGTTCTGAGCTTCTGTAATATCTGACTCTACTACTACAGCCTTTATAGGTTGCTGATTAATACCCGCTTCGCCTCCTACTACTTCCGACTCAGCACCCTCTAAGTTTTGAGTAGAAAATAAAGACTCCTGAGATATAGGGTTAGCAGACGCTGACGCATTACCACCACCCGCAGGAGCAGTAATACCACCGCCACCGCCTCCGCCTCCCTCTCCTAATTCGGCTAAACCTTTAGCAGTAGCAGCTACAGAACCCGCTACAGATATACCCGCAGAAACATTATTAGCAGCCACTAAAGACGCAGCCGCAGCTACAGACGCTCCCGCTGTAGGTATTGCTAAAGCTGCTCCCTCCGCTACTATCTTAGCATTAGACGCTAAAGTAGTAATTATAGTAGAGGCTATATTAGCCGCATTAGTACCAATTAAAGCCGCAGCTTGTAAAGCTTTATTATCTTCATCTAAACTAGCTAATACGTTAACTCCTTTAGCTACGTTGTCTATGGTTTTAGCCTGTATTTTTTCTTTAGTATCTGCTACGGTTTTCTCCGCT